GCCAGAACCCGAGCCAGAACCCGAGCCAGAACCCGAGCCAGAACCCGAGCCAGAACCCGAGCCAGAACCTGTGTCAGCCATTGCTGTGACAGACATTGTGTCCCTGGAGGGGAATGCCTTCTCAGATAGCGGTGGACCCTATCCCGCGTGGGGCATCTCGATGTTCTGGGCGCTCTGGGCCGCGAAACATGACGTGCCCCGGCTCGCCGTTACGCTGGACTGGATCGCCTCTTACGGGGTGGATTACATCCGGGCGCTGTCGATGGTAGGTTCCCAGCCTTACTGGGCAGACCGCGTCATCGACCCGTCGTGGGACGACTACGATACCAGGCTGATGCTCGTGCTGGATGCCTGCGTGGACCGTGGGCTGCGTGTTCAGTTGGTGCTGTTCGCGGATGCGCAGGTGATGATGCCCTCGCAGGACGATCGGCGTGCCTGGGTGCAGCATCTGGCCCCACTCCTGAATACGAAGCGCCATGCAATCCAGTTTGTGGAGATTGCCAATGAAAGCAATCTCAATGGAGTGAATGATGCAGACCTGGCTGAGTTAACACAGCTCTGGGCTGACGCTAGCGACATCCTCGTAGCTCCGAGTTCTCCGGATGGGAGCGATAATCCTGAAGCCGCACTGGACCGGCTCTTTGAACACCATGCCGGAGCGGCATCCTCAGACTTGCTGACCCCCCACTTCTCACGCCGGGTGGACACGATTGATGGGCCCTACCGGTGCATTCGACAGCCGTGGGAGGTGCAGTTTTATACCGGAATGCTACGCACCTTTGTGAACAACGAACCCGTGGGCCCTGGCTCATCCGGGTATTCAGAGCCTGACCCGGAACGCCTCGCCTCGCAGATGCTCACCACGTATGTGAGTAAGGGTGCGGCCTATTGTTTGCACGCGAATGCGGGTGTGCGAGGCGATAGGCCCTACTGGGAAGGGGTCTCCGTTGCTGTGATGGAGGCGCTGCAGAGCGTGCGCACAGGGCTTCCGACAGCCATTGCGAACGGGACGCCGCACAATCATCACTGGGCCGGACATCCCTACGAGACCGATGATCAAATCTGGCCGGACACCCACGAGGATGGAGTGGTGCGCTCCTATGCGAGCGAATTACATGGGGAATACTGGGTGAGCGTGATTGGACTCCGGGGCACCTACCGCATCAAGGCGAAGTTCCCGATGCAGGTCGACGTGGTCAGCCTGACCTCTGGCGCAACCCTGGAGTCCGTCACGCTGGACGCTGGAGAGGCTCACACGTTCCGGCCTGATGCCGGACGGGATATCGGCAGTTACCTTCATCACGTTCTGCGCGTTTAAACGTATTCCATAATGCCGTATACCGAGAGAGAACTCCCGTTCACTGGCACGCTGGGCCTCACGGTCGCCACATCGTACGAAGCCGCCGAGAAGATGGCAGGGAAGGCGGGGACCAAGCGCTGGAACGTGCTGATTGCGCTCGCTCACCACCCGGACGGGCTGACCGATAAGGAACTGCAAGCCCTGCTGCGCATGGGCGGCAGCACTGAGCGTCCACGGCGCATCGAACTGCGCAGGGCAAAGTTAATCTACGCCAGCGGGGACCGTCATGTGCAGGGCACACGGCAAGTGGTGTGGTCATTGACCGCGCTAGGCAAACTCGTGGCGGCGAAGGGGTCGGAGTCGTTATGACGATTACCAAGAGTAAACGTGGCTATCGAGTCACCTCAAAAGCCGGGAAGCCCCTGAGTAAGCCGGGGCTTAGTAAGAAGGCGGCTCAGAAACGGCTAGCGCAGATTGAGTATTTTAAAAAGCGAAAAGGCTAGCTCGCCACACCAGCCAACCCTCTTTCCCGATGGGTCGGTGTGCCCGGAGTGTGGGCGTGAATATCAAGGGTGTCCGGACCGTTCCGCCCAAGTGGTAGCCCCCAATCAGGCATGGACTGCCTATGAGCCGTGGACTATTACCTGGGCGGAGTGCGGCGGGACCGCACCGGGGTGTGTCCCGCTTCTCACTAAACAGCGCGTCAGTTCACCAGCTTACTCGGCGTTTCCATCCGCTTGAAATGCTTCCTGTCGAACCAGTCGGGTTGGTCTGACTGTGCGTCCGATGGCTTGACTTGCACGACCAGCAGGTTGTCCTCCGGGGAGGCTTTGACCGGATCTGGCGAGAAGTGCCAGCCCTCTTCCATGTCTGGGATGATCTCGTGGAAGAAGTCATCCCGTTCGGCCTGCGTGATCTTCGCCATCGACAGAAATAGTTGCATCGTGAGGGCGCAGGCCAGTGCGCAGACCCGTGGGGTTTCCAAATCCTCCTCGGTAAACTGCGAGGCGATGTCGGATGACATCCGCTGGAGCATTTTATTCAGTTCGACCTGGGCCTCGTCTTTTTCATCGTTTGTCATGTTTTTTTCCTTTCCCGCCAACCCTCCCGTATTTTTGCACGTTCTCTAGGAGTTCAGCGCAGTGTTTGAGCCTCGCCGGGATGCGTTTGAGGCTATTGGCTACGATGTGTTCATCAAATTTGTCATATTTGGCAAGCCCACACGACTTGCAGGTGGATTTGGTTTCATCGAGGTCAGCCATTAAATCTTCAATATCGACGGCCATATCTCGGAGGAGTTGCACATCAGACCCGGTCGTGCTGCGGCTGCGGTCAGTCATCACCTACCTCGTCGTACTGCTGGAGTTCGATTTTCCAGGTGCCGACTACGCGCTGGCGACCAATCGCCGCCCCTTCCATAATAAGACCCTGCTGTGGGGGTGTGGTCATCTCGTGCCCAGCCCCGGTGCCCTGTATGGCCTCGCCAGCCTGTGTCAGGAGTCTCCTGAGCCGGTCGGGTGGTGCGTAGCCTAGCCGGGTGAGGTCTATCTCAACAAGTAAGCGTTTAGTTTCGCTCATGCTGGACCTCCCATACCGCCAAGTCATACTCAGCCTGCTGTTCGGCGATCAGGTCATAGTCCGGCTCTGGTGGTGCGTAGCCACAGGCACAAGTGTAGTCATCTCTGAGCGGGGTGTCGCAGGCCGGACACTCCGGGTACGGGTCCGGGGGCGAGAGTCTTAAGTCAGTCATCTGTTCTGTTCCTTTCCCTTCTGTTCAGTTCCCTTCTGAGGGACATTCCCGGGCATTCCCGGAAGACGGGTCCAATCCACAATTGCCTGACGGCGCACATGCCTCGCGCCCTGGGCGTAGTATCGGCGCGTGGCTTCCGAGACCGGAGACATCTCTGTCCGGTCCAGATACAGCGTTAGCCCGATAAACCCGGCTACGCCGAGTACAATAAGTGCGACGGCCATACCATAGGTGTCCTTTCTGGCTGCTGCACTAATCTATTTATTTTGTTCTCGTTTAGTGCAGTAGCTGTTATCTCCGGAGTTCGGACCGGAGGTCTGGTTTAACACGGGGTCGCAGCCCCGTGCCCGTCACCACTTTTAGTCCTGCTTGGTTCGGTTCGCCGCTGCCTGTAGTTGCACCATTGAGTCCTCACCGAGTTGCCGGTGATATTTCCACAGGAGCTTCAGTCCCGCTGCATACTGACGGGCTGACAGGGTCGGCGCGTTCGCCAGACTGTGTCCGATCGTGGCGTCAAAGCGGTTGAAGCCACGGTCATCGAGTTCCCGCGCTTTGTCGCACCGTCCAGCCAGATACCGCAGGCAGTCGTGGACCAGTGCGGCGTCGTCGGGATGTGCGTCCGGCAGGGGGGGAGGCGGGGGAGTGGGAGTATGCACAACCAGCGTACGGTCCGGCTCGTCATCCAGGGCTGCATCAATTACCGCCTGCTTGTCCACAATCATGTGGGCCATGCGAGCGTCCAGTGACCCGTCGATGACCAAGTGCTGGACCAAGACGGGGTCAGTTTGCCCAATACGGTGACACCGGTCCTCAGCCTGCGAGACGTTGCCCGGAACCCAGTCGAGTTCCGCGAACACCACATGCGCTGATGCCGTCAAGGTGATGCCCACGCCAGCAGCGAGGATACCGCCCACAAACACCCGGCAGTCCGGGTCGCTCTGGAACCGGTCTACAGCGGCTTGCCGGTCGGCCATCGGCGTCCGGCCCGTGAGTGTCACCGGCTGGTAGTCCGAGAGGCCAGCCAGCAGCCCGTCCACGACCTCATGATGATGCGCCATCACCACAACCTTGCCGCCGCTCGACTCCAGTGCATCCTTGACATGCGCCAGCACCGCTGGGAGCTTCGCCACGGCTGTGTCCGCCCGGACCTTGGACATCTCGCTGAAGGCGACGCCCTCAGCCTCCCTGAGCGCCTTAACGGCGAGCCGATAGGCATCAGCATCCCCGCTGTCCTGTGCGGTCGCTACAGCCCGTCTGTGGGCGGCGAGGGACGCCTGTTTGCGGTCCCACGCGGCATTCTCCCGGTCCACAGCCGCTGCCGCCCCGTTTGGGGGCACTTCAATGACCTGCCGGGTTTTCGCTGGCAGTTCGGTCAGCACGTCTTTTTTGAGCCGCCGGACCATCACCGTCTGCCGGAGGGTGTCCTGCAGTTCGGCAAGATGGCTCGCCCCGGTAAAATCCCAGCCAAACCGGGTCCGATGGGCCGCACAGTAGCGCTTCGCGTAGCCCATAAAGGAGGGCCACGCCTCGCTGTCGAGCCAGCGGAGGGTGGAGTATAGCTCGATCGGGCGGTTGGTTACGGGCGTGCCCGTGAGCGCCAGTTTGCGCCGTGCCTGCAGCCCGGGTTCGCGCCGGTCCCCCACGACGGCCTTGGTTCGCTTGGCCTTGGGGTTTTTCACGTAGTGGCTTTCATCTAACACGACCAGATCCCACGTTTCGCCAGCCGCGTGGTTG